AAGTCATACTTTCTATTTTTTTTAAGGATTTATATATAATACAAATTTAAGTTATTTATTTTAATCTACCAAACAATTCTTAAAATATTTTTTATTTTTTTTGTTGTTTCATTTATAGAACAAATATAATGCATTTATTTTAATCTGCAAAATATTTATTAAAATGGCGTGGAAAAATTTTATAGATGAATTAAATCTTACAGAAAAGTTAGAAGAAATATATTTTAGAATAAGATTAGTATTACAAAGAGAAGGTTGGTCAGATGCTGATTTAGAAAGACCTCCATACTATCCCCAAGATTTAATGACTTTATTTCATAAATTTCAAAATGAAAGAGATAAAATACTTAAAACAATATCGGAATATGGGTTTGATGTTGACAACGATGATTTACTAAATTACATTCAAATTAAGTTAAAAAAAATAGACGACATAACACCATTAAAAAATTAATTATGGCTATTAAAAGTACTGAAATAATAGGAACAAGAATAATTTGTGAGATTGAGTCAAGTAATTTGGTAAAGACAGAATATGATACCGAAACTAAAAAAATGATTGCTGAATTTAAAAATGGGTCATCTTATGAATACGATGACGTTCCCCACCCAACCTACGCAAGGTTTAGACTATCCGAATCGCAAGGAAAATATTTTAACACAGAGATATCAAAAAAATTCAAATATAAAAAAGTAGAAAAATAAAATTTTCTAACTATTTATGTCTATGACAAGTGATAAAAAAATAATTAATAGTTTTTATTTGCAGGACGAATTAAATCCAAACGTATGGACATCTCCCGATAATCCAAAAATTTCAAAATTAAAACCTGAGATAAGAGAACGATTATTAAAAATTGCTGAAATATTTGTAGATTCTTTAGATATAGAAATTTTTGTTCACGATATAATTTTAATTGGATCATTAACAGGATATAATTGGTCCGAGTTTTCCGATTTTGACCTTCACATTTTATATGATTATGATGATGCAGGAGACAAAAAAGAATTATATAAAGAATTGTTTAGACTTAAAAAAACAATATTTAATGCTGCTCACGATATTATAATAAAAGGATTTGACGTTGAGGTTTTTATTCAGGACCTCAATGAGGAAGAGAAAAGTATTGCGTCATATTCTGTTTTAAATGATGAGTGGATTAGAGAACCAAAAAAAGATGAGTTTGAAATTGACACAAAAGCAATAAAAGAAAAGGCTGAACAATGGATGGACATTATTGATGGTGTTTTAGAAAATGCTGAAGATGAGGACCTTGAAAATGCAATAAAACTTGTTAAGAAGTACCGAGAAAAACTTAGAAAGTACAGAACTTGCGGTCTTGAAAAAGAAGGAGAGTTTTCCTATGAAAATTTGGTATTTAAATTTCTAAGAAGAAACGGGTATATCACCAAATTAGAGAATTTTAAAAACAAAATTACGGATAAAAAATTGTCTTTAGAGAATCAAAATTTAGAATAATTAGTAAAATACTAAATAACGATATATTTATATATAAAAATTATTATGCCAACAACAGCTTGTACATCGTATTATACTACAGTAGTTACTGGTTACGTTCCTGGAACGGGCACCACAACAGGAAGTATTGTAACATTTAATACCCCTAAACCTGAATGGACAGACAGTAATGGTCAAAAGGCATTACAATGTAATGGTGTTGCTCTTGGCGGATTTAATGGACTAAACAATTAAAATAAAAATAAAATGGCAGATTTAAGACCTCTTGGTAGTGAAAAATTACAAGGAATGGATAAAATAAATAGAATCCTTGAGATTGCTAGATATAACGAAACACCTAAACAAGAAATAAATGAGTTGGCAACAACAAATTACACAATAAAGTTAGCTGACGGTAATACTTATGGTATCGTTAAGGAGAAGTTAGGTTACATTATTAAAAAGGGATTGAATGAATCTACATTAGATTATTCTGATTCTATTAGACATAGAAAGTATTTTAGATCATATTCTGAAGCAATGAAGAAATTAAATCTTATGGTTTCAGAAATTAATAGAGTTACGGGTCACGACGAAGAAATTCCACTTATTGGTGAACAAAAATTTGTTCTCAAAACTAAAAAAAAAAGTATAGCTGAACCAACTCCAGCACCGACAACACCACCTCCACCTGCTGAACCGATGTCTTCACCGACACCTCCACCTGCGGATGATATGGGAATGGATACACCACCACCTGCAGACGATATGGGGATGAGTCCTGACACAACAACACGACCTGCAGACGATATGGGGATGAATACACCACCTCCACCATCAGACGATATGGGTGATGATATGGGAATGGGCGAACCTTCTGACGATATGGGTGATGATATGGGAATGAATAATGGTGATGAAGGTGAAGAACCATCAGCACTTAAATCAATACAAAGACTAACAGGAAAATTAGGTCAAAAAATAAGAGCTTTTGATAAAGAAAAAGGGTTAGATTCACAAGACATTAAATACGTATTAAATTCAATTATTTCTGCGTTAGATATTACAAATTTAGATGAGGACGATAAAGAGGACGTACTTTCTAAATTTGATGAAGAAGATGAGTATGACATGGAGGGTCCTGGTGACCTTGATATTTCAGATGAAGATAGTTTTGGTATGGGTTCTGAAGAACCATCAGATTTAGGTGTAACTGAACCTGAACCAAAAGAAGGGTACCACACGATGATGGACTCAATATTTGCCGAATCATCAGTTGAAAAAGTATTATCAAAATATTTTGATATCAAACCAAACGAAAAACCAATACTTGAAGAAAAGAAAAAAAGAGATTTTTTAAATAGTAAATTAAAGTCCATTGAAATGAAAAATGAAATGGAAGGTATGTGTGAATCTCAGAGACAACTTATAAGTGCTAATAAATTATTGAAGGAAAATCCAAATGCTAAATTCATTGGAAAAACTAATAAAGAAAATTTAGTGTTTATGGTTAACGGTAAACAAGTTAAAGTTACAGAAAGAGGACGAATTTTATGATTTTAGTATATGTAAACGAATTAGGACCAAACTATAAAGGTGATAATATATATGAGTTTATATTTTCAGATTTAGATGATGTTTGGGGTGAAGAATGGGATGCGGAACCCGCAGCCGGAAAACCATTACCTCCTGATGTTAATTACATAAAAAAAGTTGGGGTATTAAAAAATTCTGAAATAGAACTTAATCTAATACAAAATTCTGATTTTTTTGGTGTTTATGACGCAATTGATGGTGTGATATCATTGGGTTGGGAGAAGTCTGATAGCGATGATATATTAATACACAAAAGAAAAAGGTTAGTGTTTCAATACGGAGATAGTGTTGAATCGGTAGAAAATAAATTATACGAAAGAGATATCGTATTAAAATGGGAAAAAAATTTAGTTAGTGATGAAACATATGAATCCTAAATTAGTGAAACTTCTTTATGAAGGGTTTTCTATGAGTACATTAGAAAATTTAAATACTCAACAAATTAATTCTTTATACCAAAGAATAGGCGAACAAACTTCGGGAACTTTAAACATCCCTAATACAGATAACACAGCTATTACAAAGGCAAAATCAGAAAAAAAGTCATTTGTAACTTACGAAGAGGAAATTGGTGAGGAGGAAGTAAGTGAAAAGTCAGTTTCTAAAAAACAGAGAGGGTTAATGGGTGCGGCATATGCAGTAGAGAAAGGGGATAAAAAACTAAAGGACATTCCTAAATCATACAGAAATAAAGTAAAAGACGTTGTTGACTCAATGTCCAAAAAACAAGTAAAAGACTTCGCAACAACTAAAGATTCTGAATTAGATGAGATTGAAAGATTAGAAGAAAATATTTTAAGAATATTAGAGAACCATTTACCACCTCACACAACAAAGGGTGAATTAGTAAATATGGTTAATAAAAGAAAAAAATAATGAATGTCTTTATCAAAAGAACAAATATTATTAGAATATGCAAGATGCGTAAATGATACGCCATACGCATTAAAAACGTATTTACAAACATACGATAATACCCAATCACAATACGTACCGTTAGAATTATTTAATGACCAAGTAACACTTGTCAATGACTATGATACTTGTGAAGAAAATATTGCATTAAAATATCGTCAAGCTGGGGTATCAACTGTAACGTCTGCTTGGGCGTCCAAAAGGTTAATTTTTGCAAATAAAAAGAAACCTGAAAAAATCCTAATTATTGCAAACAAAATGGATACTGCTGTTGAGATGGCAAACAAAGTTCGTGCGTTTGTTGACCAATGGCCAAAATGGATAGGTGTTGGGTTTTCTGTTGAGAAGAATTCACAGAGACATTTTAAACTAACAAATGGGTGTGAGGTAAAGGCGGTTGCAACATCAAAGGATGCGTTACGTGGATATACCCCAACCATATTAATTTTTGATGAGGCAGCATACATCAATGCCGACGAGGACTTCTGGTCTGCATGTATGGCATCACTATCTACGGGTGGTAAAGTTATTGTTATATCAACACCAAACGGATTTGACCCAATTTATTACTCAATTTATACTCAGGCAGTAAAAGGGATGAATGACTTTAAAATCACAGAAATGTATTGGTTTCGTGACCCAAGATATTCAAAAGATTTAAAATTAATTAAATGTGATGACATTGTTCATTATATGTTAAACCGTGCCGATTATAAAGATGAGGAAATAACTCTTGATTATACCAATATTAAAGTTAGTAACAGAGATTTTCAAGAAATAAAAGATAGGATTGAAAATGGTGGATATAAGGCATATAGTTCTTGGTTTGAAGCTATGGCTAAAAAACTAAAATTTGATAAAAGAAAAATATCACAAGAGTTAGAGTGTAACTTTTTAGGTTCAGGAGATAACGTAATCCCTTCTGAAACTATGAAAAAAATAAAAGAAAAACACATCAAGGAACCTGAAAACAAATTTATGGGTGGGGCTCTTTGGCAGTGGAAAGAACCTGTTGCTGGTCATAGATACATTATGGGTGTTGACGTTTCAAGAGGAGATAGTGAAGATTTTACCACAATGTGTATTATAGACTTTGACACGAGAGAACAGGTATTGGAGTACTTAGGTAAAATTCCACCTGATATTGCTGCAGAAATTGCGTTTAAATGGGCAACAATGTATAATTCGTTTATTGTAATTGATATTACTGGAGGTATGGGTGTTTCTACATCAAGAAAACTACAGGAACTTGGATATAAAAATTTATATGTTGATGGCGTTAATCCTGCAGATAAATGGAAATGGGACCCAAAATTACAAGATAAAATTCCTGGAATTAATTTTAACTCAAAAAGAGTTTTAATTATACAGGCGTTTGAAGAGGCGTTACGATTTGATTTCGCATTAAGGTCACAGAGATTATTTAACGAACTCAACACCTTTGTTTATGTGAACGGTAGACCTGATCACCAAAAAGGACAACACGATGACTTAATAATGGCGATGGCTATGGCTCTTTATGTTGGCGAAACGTCATTTTCTCTATTAGAAAAATCAACTGAGCAGGCAAAAGCAATGATAGAGTCTTGGACAACTGAAACCAACGTATTTAGAGATTCTCACGCAAACTTCAACCCCGGTTTACCCGTGGACCCATACGGTTTAAATAACTACAGTAAAAATACTTTAACCAAAAGTGATTATGAAAACTATTTATGGTTGTTCGGAGGTAGAAGGGTTTAATTTAAAAAGTTCCGAACTATTTTTAAAATAAAAAATTATGGCACAAGAAAAATTTACAGTATGGCAAAGGTTAAGTAGGGCGTTTGGACCTAATTCAACTTTAGACCAACAGTCACCTGTGTTTAAGTTTGATAAAAAAGAACTTTTAAAAACAACAAGTAAACAAGAATATGAAACTGAGAAGTTGCAAGCTCAACAAACAATGTATTTGGGTAAGCAATGGCAAAAGGTTGAAAGTAATTTATATACTCAAGCGGTTTATTATGAACCAACAAGAATGGCGTCGTACTATGATTACGAATCTATGGAGTATACTCCTGAAATCTCAACTGCTCTTGACATATATGCCGAAGAGTCAACAACACCAGATAAAGATGGTGAAATTCTAAAAATCTATTCAGAATCAAAAAGAATTAAAACAGTTTTATATGACCTTTTTGTTAGTAGATTGGACATAAACACAAACTTACCTATGTGGACAAGAAACACTTGTAAGTTTGGAGATAACTTTGTGTACTTAAAATTAGACCCTGAAAAGGGAATAATGGGTGTAACCCAATTACCTAACATTCAAATTGAAAGATTAGAAAAGGGGATGAAATTTCATCCAGATAAATACTCCCAAGAAACTGAAAACGACGCATTAAAATTTATGTGGAAGGAGAAAAACATGGAGTTCAATACATGGGAGGTGGCCCATTTTAGAATTTTAGGTGATGATAGAAAACTCCCTTATGGAACGTCAATGTTAGAAAAGGCCCGTCGTATTTGGAAACAACTTTTATTATCTGAAGATGCTATGTTAATATATCGTGTTTCAAGAGCACCTGAAAGAAGAGTATTTAAGGTTTTTGTTGGTAATATGGATGATAAGGACGTTGACCCATACGTACAAAGAGTTGCAAATAAATTTAAAAGGGACCAAATTGTTGACAACAAAACTGGTAATGTTGATATGAGATATAATCAATTGGCTGTTGACCAAGATTTCTTTATTCCCGTTAGAGACGCAGCAGCAACAAACCCAATTGAAACTTTACCTGGTGGAACAAACTTGGCGGAAATTGCAGATATTGAGTACATCCAAAAGAAATTAGTTACGGCACTTAGAATCCCTAAGGCATATTTAGGATTTGAGGAGGCGTTAGGTGATGGTAAAAATTTATCGTTACTTGATATTAGATTCGCAAGAACCATTAATAAAATTCAAAAATCAATGATTGCTGAATTAAATAAAATTGCAATTATTCATTTATTTTTATTAGGGTTTGAGGACGAATTAACAAACTTTAGTTTAGGGTTACATAACCCATCAAAACAATCAGATTTACTTGGTGTTGAAGTATGGAAAGAAAAAATGTTACTTTATAAAGATGCGGTAACTCCAATTACGGATACTGTAGCACCTGTTTCTGCGTCTTGGGCTAAAAAACATATCTTAGGTTTCTCGGATGATGAAATTAGATTGGATTTACAACAACAACGTATTGAAAGGGCGGTATCTGCCGAACTTGCTAAAACACCTGAAGTAATTACTAAAACGGGTATTTTTGATACAATAGATAAGTTATATGGTAAATCTGATAGTGAAGTGGGAGCAACACCTGAAGGTGGAGAATCACCTGAAGGTGGAGGTATGCCTGAACCACCATCTGGTGGAGGTATGACTGAACCACCTTCACCACCTGCGGGAGGGGAAATAACCCCTGAAACATTTAATAGGGAAAATATGAATTTATTGATTGAAGAAACCCTTTTTAATGGGTCAACTCACTTTGATTTATCAAAGGGTCAAAACTCTTTAATAGAAATTGATGATAAACTTCGCAATTTATTAAATAAGTAACTATTTATTTATAAAAATGACTATGCACACTTTTGGAGTTTTAAAAACAAAATTAGAAGAAGCGTCTGTAAAACTATACGGAAAAAAAGAATTCAATAATTTTATGATTGGATTTAAAAAATACGTTTTAGAAAATAAAGACGTTTCTGAAATATATCACATATATGACGACCTATCAACAAGTAAAGGTTTAGATAAGGATATTTCTAACGACTACTTAAATGAGTCTTTAGAATATGCTCAAATTTTAATTGAAAATAACCTAACAAGATTAAGCAATATTAATACTTGGGTTAGTAGAATAGTAAAAGAATCTAAAAACAATTATAAAGATATTGATAATGTAATTTACAATAATACAATTTCAAATTTAGAGTCTATTCTTGAATCAAAAAGAAACATTAAAAACACAATTGTAAGTGAGTCTGTAATAAAAAGGGAAAATACTAAAACTATGAATATCCCTTTAAACAGTATCTACAATATTGCAAATAAAACTATTTCTAAACATTTAGAAAATGTTAATGAAAATGAAAAAAATGAATTAAAATCAATTTTATCTTTAACATCTAATGAAATAGAAAAAGAAATGGATGGATTAAAAGAAAATGTAATTTCAAAACTAAAACTAACCCTTAATGAGTCTACGGATGTTGATTATACAACAAAAGTCCAAAGTACAATCAATAAGGTTATGGAGTCAAAAAATGACCACTATAACCTTTATAAACTTAGAAATTTAAATGAAGGATTATGAAAAAATTTATGACCGCTCTTGGTAATCTATTTAAAGATAGTGATGGTAACTCATCATCTAAAAGATTTATAGGGATATTATGTGGAGTATCTCTTTGTGTTACATTATACGTAAACAGTTATTCTCACGGAGACATTAAACCGTCAGACACATTAGTAAATGCAGTGGCAATGTTAGCGTTTGGGTGTTTAGGATTAACGTCAACCGAAAAAATATTTGGTAAAAAAAATAAGAATCAAGACCCAGAATAGTCCTTCATTTTTTGGTC